ATGTGTGGACGTTTTGCACAAGCCCAAACCCGTGAAGAATATCTGGCATACCTGGCCGATGAAGCCGATCGTGACATTGCGTATGATCCGGAACCTATTGGCCGGTACAACGTGGCGCCTGGTACCAAAGTGCTGCTGCTGAGCGAACGCGACGAGCAGTTACAGCTTGATCCTGTATTCTGGGGTTATGCCCCGGGATGGTGGGATAAAGCGCCCCTGATTAATGCGCGCGTCGAAACGGCGGCCACCAGCAGAATGTTCAAGTCTCTATGGCAGCATGGCCGGGCAATCTGCTTTGCTGATGGCTGGTTCGAATGGAATAAGGAAGGAGACAAGAAACAGCCTTACTTCATTCATCGGGCCGACGGCCAGCCCATCTTCATGGCGGCGATTGGAAGCACGCCGTTCGAACGTGGTGACGAAGCAGAGGGTTTTCTCATCGTGACGTCTGCAGCTGATAAAGGTCTAGTCGACATTCACGACCGCCGGCCACTGGTCTTGTCACCTGAAGCGGCCCGTGAATGGATGCGCCAGGACATAGGCGGAAAAGAAGCTGAAGAGATTGCATCTGACGGCACTGTGCCAGCTGAGATGTTTATCTGGCATGCAGTGGCCCGTGATGTTGGAAATGTAAAAAATCAGGGGAGAAAATTGATAGAACAAACAGATATATAATTTACAGTACTTTTTATGCGCACTTTATATTTGGTTCAATATTATCATATTTTAAGAAAGAAATATATTTGCAGCCATCGGACCACTAAGTCCATTTATACGATAGAATTCAACACGAACACCAGGTTTTAACGTTTGGCTTTCACTCTTACTTAATGCAGAAACATGTAAAAAAACATCTTTTCTGCCATCTGATGGGATAATCAATCCCTTTCCGCTCTTGAAGTCAAAAGTTTTGACAATTCCTGTCATTTTACGAGACAAATATTTTCCTAAGGATAATCCAGATTTGACTATACAGGATTAGTTAATAATAGCCAATCCTATTTCATTAGCCTTCTGGAAGGCTAAAATAAAATTTGCTTAATCATTCAACACGTGCATTAATGGTTTGGCTGATTTGTTGCGATGATGAATCTAACTTTTCCAAAAGCCGTCCTCATAACCAGGTGTTATCTCTGATATCCCCTCCTCTTGAGTCCATACGTATACCATAATACGTTCCTTATCATATGCTTGTTAGTTTGAAAATGTTCAAATGGAGGTTTTATGCCATCTAAAGTTATAGGTCTTGTTAAGTGGTTTAACGACGATAAGGGATTTGGCTTTATCTCCCCACTTGATGGCAGTAAAGATGTTCTGGTTCACACTTCTTCTCTGCAGGGAGAAACATTTAATACTCTATTTGAAGGTCAAAAAGTCAAATTTGCTATTATAGCTGGAACTAAAGGTCCAACCGCTGCAAATGTAACGCTATGCGATAGATAATTTCAAAATAGCTTATTTAAGTCAGAAAAACTTTATCAGTAGAAGGTGATTATTAAGCTATTTACATCATTACAACAGGCCAGCATATTTAGTTACTATCAAGTTTGCTGACCGATGTGATGAAATGCAGGACTGCTGCATGAACAGTCTCAAAGCAGAAGCTAACTGCTTATAAAATACTAAAGTGCGTAAGAGGTTAGGTAGCCTCCAAAAGCATCACTTCTTATTTGATGTATTAATGTTTTTTAGAAGCGCTGGGTAGATTTGAACAAAGCGCAGCAGTATGGGCACACCAACTGAGCTCCCTTTTGTACACGATTGTAACTGTGCTCGGAATCTTTCGAGCAGATTGGACAAGGGCATTTTACTAAATAATTTCGGCGGAATTGAGTGTTTTTACGTGCAGACATAGACTTCTCCAGTTCAAATGGACCGTTACAGTACACGTTAAGGCAGTATAATGCTTGTTTTAATTTCGAAAGCGGCAAAAAAATGAACAAACAGAACCCTTTCGAACACCTGCAGGGGCTAAAAACCCTCAAAATACATGGTGATATATGAAAAAAGTAATCATTTTTTTTAATGGTAAGCCAAGTAAAGTTATCACTGTTCTTAAAGGTGTGACATCAATACTTGAAGAATATCCTAATGGAGAAGTGATAAACCTTCAGATAATGTCAGCAGGTTTTCCCTCTTTAACAGGTGACCATGAAGTGGTCTATGTAGCATCAGATCGAGAGCTTACCTCTCAGGAAATATTATATGCGGCGCAGAAGTATCTTTGACGCTAGGGATTCAACGCCAACATTCATGAAATCATTATTATAACTACGTTTAATTATTATAGCCTGCTTAACGCAGGCTTTTTTTTACCCCCACACAAACATTTATAATTAAGACATGTACATCCAACACCACGGCAATATGAATTTATTGCTGAAGCAACCATAAGGCTTCCATGAAAATCCTACATTACACAGTATTAATAGTTATTGAAGCCCCATTCTCAGATAATAATATCAACCCTCTTATCTTGGGTCTCTTGCATGACCGAAACTATTCAAGTAAGTCAAACCGAGGCGTTAAACTTCCATCCCATGCATTTATTGGTTCAGAGGGTCAGGCAGTTTTAGAGTGGGAGTCTGAAAAAGATGGAGCAGAAAAACTAAAAAAAAGACTCTATCAGATGCTGCATGCAATTACACGTTTAGAAGAATCTCCCACAGCAATTTTTCTAATGATTTGCCCAGAAGATAAAACCTTAACCTTTGTTTCAAAACTTAAAGTAAGAGAATGAACATCAATATTTTAACCTTCACCATCTGAAAATGCCGTGACCGTGAAAACTGCGAAAGAAAATCATGAGGCACATCAGTAAATATTGTATCATTTGCTAAGCATTGCTGTTACATTCGGTTTAATGATGAATCCTCCTCAGCGGCAGGGCTAATTAACCTGATGATTTGTATATCAAGCGGCTCATCGTGAATTTCTGAAGCAGCGAGTCAAGAGTGGTTAGTTCAATGACTCACCGGGAGGCACCCGGCATCATATCCATAAGCCCCTGTATAATTGCAGGGGCTTATTTATATTATAAAAGCATAGTAATAGACACATTACACTTAATACTCATAGCCGATAATTAGGTTCGAATGAATATATCGTTTAAAGAATCATCTAACTTTTATTAGGTCTGAATACCTCGTAGTATATCTTGGAGATAACATATCCCGTTTCATCTGCCACTGCTGCTGTATGCCCTGCCCGGCAAAATAAAGCGTTCCTTTCCCGTCTTTCGCGTTGAGATGATCGAGAACCTCCATCAATTTTTCGCTACCGGCCCGCGGAGCATTCTCGTCAAACAAGTTTAGCTGGGCCACGCCCTGGCTGAAAAAGTCACCCAGCATAATGCCAGCTTTCTGGTAACGGTGTCCGTCTTTCCAGATTTTGTCCAGGCACTTGACTGCGGCGTTGATGATGTCGCGAGAATCCTGTGTAGGAGTGAGAAGTTTCATTGACGCACTGTTGCCGTAATATGGCTCATTCAGGGCAAAGGGTGATGTTTTCACGAACGCAGAGATAAAGCGGCAATACTGATGCTCGCCGCGAAGCTTTTCGGCGCCACGTGCCGCATAGCTGCAAATGGCCTGGCGCATCTGTTCGTACTCAGTAACGCGTTCGCCGAACGAACGACTACATACGATTTCCTGTTTTGCCGGTGCAAACTCCTCCAGATCGAGGCATGGCTCGCCGCGCAGCTCGCGGACAGTTCGCTCCAGGACGACATTGAAGTGCTTTCGAATAATCCACGTACTTTGCTCAGAGAGGTCCAGAGCCGTTTTGATTCCCATCGCATTCAGCTTCTTACTGATGCGCCTGCCGACGCCCCATACGTCTTCTACTGGCACGATAGCGAGCAATCGGCGCTGGCGATCGATATTGGACAAATCAACAACTCCGCCCGTCTGCCTCTGCCATTTCTTGGCGGCGTGATTTGCCAGCTTAGCGAGGGTTTTCGTCTGCGCGATGCCAACTCCGACAGTCAGGTGCGTACGCTTAAGAACTGTTGCGCGGATCTCTTTGCCAAAGTCAGTCAGGTCCCAGCAGTTTCGCACTCCGGTCAGATCACAAAAAGCTTCATCGATACTGTAAATTTCGACGCGGGGGCTCATTTCTTCCAGCGTCGTCATTACCCGGTTAGACATGTCAGCGTAAAGCTCGTAATTGCTGCTGAAGCAAACAACGCCAGCGCGCCGGAAAAGCTCCTTTTGCTTGAAGAAAGGCTCACCCATTGCTATCCCTGCGGCTTTTGCCTCAGCGCTGCGTGCGATTACACAGCCATCGTTATTTGAGAGAACGACAACTGGCCGCCCTCTCAGGTCCGGCCTGAATACAGTCTCGCATGATGCGTAGAACGAATTCACATCACAGAGAGCAAACATATTCAGCTCACAGATTTAACGATGAAAGTCACGACGCCGAAAACGTCCAGCGTGTCTTCGCTGCCTACAACAATCGGGCTGTAGGCGCTGTTCATAGGATTGAGTTGCACGGTCGGTCGCAGCTGCAGGCGTTTAACAGTGAACTCCCCTTCCACCGCAGCGATGACAATGTCACCATGCTCAGCAGTCCTAGAGCTGTCCACTACCAGCAGATCACCGTCGCTGATCCCGGCTTCGATCATAGAATCGCCCGCGGCTTTGACGAAATACGTTGAGCTCGGGTGAGCAACAAGTAACTCATTGAGATCGATGCGCTGTTCAACGTAATCAGCCGCTGGGCTTGGGAAACCACACTGCACTAAGTCACTGAAAAGCGGGAGAGCGATAATTTCTCGCAGTTCTGTAGGCCTGATAAATTCCATATTGCATACCTCAAATACTGTTTTTATATACAGTAGTTTCATTTGAGTATGCACGCAAGACAGGAGGTCTGTCATGGCTGACTAAAGCTTCGCCGTTTCGTTTCTAAGTTTCTATGTCGCTTCGAATTATGAGTTTTGTAAATTTCATGGATGTAACCCTCTGTGAGCAGATTTAAGGCGGTTTTGAACGAGGAATTTTTAGAGTGCATGTACGCCACCACATCGTAAATGATCGCTTCCCACTTTCCCTTTACTCCGTTTGTGATCAGCCAACAATGTTCGGGCATAATTCCCGACGATTACTCTGGTATGAACACTGAGTAAATAACCATCGCCAGTTCTTGCATACACCACCAGGTCGCGGTTTTCATTTTCCCTACTGATAAACATCTATTTCGAAAACGGCCTGCCGGTGGCTTGCCACCCTCTTATGCCTGGCGAAGTAGTTATGAATCCCGATTCATACCTGGAACATGTGATCCGTTCCGGCTATGTTGTAATCCCATGCGATGAAGAAGAAAAATTCACACTTGGTGAGATACAGGATATGATCACCATAGCACGCCGTACGCGGGATTATAGGTTGCAACCTTAATTCAACGTAAGCAACTTGCTGGTAACAATAATGGGCTGCAAAACTATAATATAAAAACGCGGCTTTTTATGCCCCTCCGCTGAATTGTCGTTCTAGGGAGCTTAAATATTGAGCTCTCCGGTCAAGCACACCGGAAATTTACAAACCTCAAGGAGTTAGTGATGTATCAACAATTAAAAAAATGTCTAAAAGTAGAAGTGCAAAAAGGTAGTAAGGATTTTAGCTGGTCAAGAACCATCCGACACGCTTTCAAATGCGTGGATCGGCGTTTTTACTTCTGGTTTAGAATCTGGTGTTATCTCTATCAAACCAACAAATATGGCATGCGAGAGTTTGCCAAACACCGAATGATTAATCTCAACAGAAGTTATTCAACAGATATAAATCCGAAGGTTGTCATTGGCCCAGGAATGAAAATTGTCCACTTCCCTGGAATTGTGATGAGGGGTAATACAGTTATAGGTAAGAATGCGATCATTCGACAGGGGGTGACTATCGGAGCAAGGAATGATATAGATGAAGGGTTTAGTCGTATCGGAGATAATGTAGAAATTGGCGCTAATGTTTGTTTAATTGGTGACATTTCAATAGGCAATAATGTTAAAATTGGTGCAATGGCATTTATTAATAAAAACATCCCGGACGATACCGTGGTTTTCTCCAAAAACGATATCGTCCTCAAACCATTTACCAAGTAACTATGATTATTCGCTTGATGGTTTCACAGGCCAATCTATTCTGTTAAAGCTATCCTCGTCACTTACGGCAGAAAAATCCATTACTTTAATCTTCTTGATATAGGCCATCCATTCACCAAGGCTGGCCTTTTCTTCATTGGTTATCGTTCCTAGCTGCAGCTCTATTTTCCAGTCATCAACCTGGGTGTAAGCTTCAGAAAGTAAATGTTGTCTCATCTCCTCAGCTTTTGACACCCAATCAATCGGTTGCTCGATCAATACAGGTTTTCCATAGCTGTTTGGTGCGATAATTTTACCCTCCCCCTGCCCACATAAAAGGTAGTTATACCAGCGTTCTGATATCGCAAGAGCATCTGCAGGCCAGGTGTCACGCTCATTATAAGTTTCTTTTAAAAACTCGGGGTAAAACCCATTTGTTGTTGCGCTGTAATATATTGTCATTTCATTTTCCCATTGCGACCCACATTACCGTTTCCGTACCACCACCTGCAATTCGCAGATTCCAACCAGTAGTATTAACGTCATAAGGTTGCATTGCCGCACCTTGCCCTGACGAATTGTTTCGGGTTGGGATAACACCAAAACATTTTGTAGGAAAGGCAAACGGAAATGTCACCCTGCCACTGTTTGCTACTCCGGCTGTCTGCCCCATCATTGTGATCACACCGGTTGCTGTATTCTTCCACCAAAGAACGTTGCCGCTGATGCCTGATGTGTCCGGCGCGCCATAACTGCCCTTAGGCTGAAATCTACCGTCACTTTCCGCTTTGGTGTAAGCTCCTGTTTTTGGCATGTACCCGGCATCAGATTGTGATTTTGTGTAATAACGGCTGTCAAAATTTGCGTAATTGGTTGGTATTATTTGCCCAGTGTATGAAAAAGTTGTTTTATTCCAGTACCCAACCATCGCGCTGTTTGACCATAAATCTATCTGTCCATCGACAGAGTTCCTCAAACCTGAATCATTGTCACCGATATTCAAAATCGCAGAGCCAGCCGAACCAAGCTGAAGCGGGCCATTTACGATTGCGGATTTTCCCTGGGTAGGATTTAGGTTAACGGTACCGTCAGAATTTAAACTGATGCTGTTATTTGCCCCCTTGTAATTAAGGAATGTAACGTTGGTGTTCGTGGTAGAACCTGCCCCCACATACCAGTGGTTAGCATTAGCAGAGTCTTTAGAAATAATATAACTGGCATAACCTGCGGTTTTGGGCTGTAACCAGATCCCATCACCATCAACATTCATGATTAGCCGACCAGACATGGTGTCGCCAGTTTTGGCAACCGCTCCCACATCCCCGGCAGAAGGCTTGTTTAATGTCGTGTAGTGGACCGCCCACGGAGTGCTTGTATCAAGTGCAACATCCGAGATGGAAAACCGTGAATATACTTTCCCTGCAGTGTCCATAAAAATCTGAGCACGACGGGATGCACCATAAGCTGATTGCCATCCCGCACCATTTGATGGCACTTCTTTTAAATCTGCAGCCGCATAAGCAAGGAATTGTGATACCTGCCCCATGCGAATTTGAATAGCAGAGCCTAGCCCCTGCCAGCCAACTACCGGAACACGATCAACTGTCGTATCGGTCGCTGATGTAACGATATCTTTTAGCGCTGCAGTTTTTAGCTGCAGGTTGTCCCGCGCCAGCACTTTATCTGGCAGGTCAGACAGGTTGTTATTTTTCTGCAGAGCATTCACGATACGCGTGTCATCGCCTGCCGCAACAGTCTTGGCAACTTTCCCCACGTCCAGTACGGCAGCCCCCTTCAGGCCCAGGCTTTTTCGTGACAGAGAGGCATCCTTCACATCGCTCAGGTTTGCATCCTGTCGCAGAAAAAGACCATCGCCGGTTGCAACCTTCAGCTCAATGTTCGCAGTTTCGGAAACCGCAAGGCGGTATTGCAGGTTAACGCTGACGCCGTTTTCCGGCTTCTCGATGGCCGCACAGTTCGCAACGGAATACAGTTCCCCTGCATCGGTCAGCAGCCCGACTTCCCTCACCACGAACCCGCCCACTCCTGCCGCTAATACCAACTGAGCAATGAACTGGTTCGCCTGGTCTGGCGAAACCTGCAGCGCCGATATCGCATTGCGATAGACTTCACGGACCAGTTTCGTCTGTGCCGGCTCCGGCTTAACAGGCTGGCCGTTCCCGTCGCCCACCACAAAATCTTTAATAATGACGGGCTTCCCGGTCGCAGAGGACTGCGCCTCCAGCTCCTTGCCCCGGTTGGTCAGAATGCTGTAATACTTCTCAGCCATGATTAAACTCCTGCCTCAATATCGACATCAATCCAGGCGGTGACAGCACCGCCCGTGTAATAGGTTCCCTTCGCGCCCAGATCGGCGATCACGTCAATGGTGGTCAGCAGGCTACGGAGGTTTTTAGCTTTATCCACCTGACGGCGTATGCGCTGATACAGCGCCTCATCAATGGCCTGCAGGCTGTAGACTTCCACCCGGAAGGTGTAAGGGAGCTTGCGGGGCTCATCTTCCCACCACTCCACAACGGTGGTTGGCAGACTGACGGCGCTCAGTGACCGGCGGACCGCACCAGCCGTACCGCGGTGCTGATGCACGTAGGCAGCATCCTTAATCACCTGCCGTTTTTCTTCCTCCGTCCAGGCATCCTCCCACGAGTCCACCGCAAATTCCCAGGCAAGCCAGGGCAGCAGATGAGCCGGACAGGTGTCAGGATTTTTCACCTTCCGGACCATGTCCGTATCCAGCCCCGTGATCTGCTCCGTGCTGGCCTGCTCAAGTGCCCGCTCAGGGTGAATGGCTGACGGGGGAAGGAGGGATCGAAATTTATCCACTGGTGCCTCCTTTGCGGGTGACGTTTATCGCGCTGCACCAGGGAGCCTGCCCGGCTGCCCCTTCCAGATCGGCCGTCGGGCTGATCAATTTGACCCGGGATACGCCAGGCTGCTGCAGGGAAGCGTATATCGCAGAGAGCGGTACGATGGCGTTAATACGATGGGATAGCTGGGTATAGTTCGTCAGCGTGCTGATGGCATTCTCCAGCACCGTCTGTGCATCCGGCCCGTCAGGAATATCGAGTTCAGCCGTGACGGCATAGCTGGCAACAGTGGCACTTTTCACGCTCACAAAATCGGTCAGCGGCCTGACTTCATCGGCACTCAGGGTGTTCATCACGGTTTCGATCAGAATTATCCCGGCCTCACCGTTGCCCGTTCGCGACAGCACATACACATCCACTTCACCGGGTCTGTTATGGGTCTCCGGCCCGTAGGCATCCGCATCCAGCACATCGTTATCGGCCGATTTGGCATGAAAGCGGTACGCGTTGCGCGCGCCGGCGGTGTTCAGTTGCGCCCACGAAAGCTGGATACGCTCACGAAAAGCGTCATCACTTTCATAGACAGGTTCGACGGGCGGTACCGCATCCGGATCGCCGGGGTCAATCACCAGGCGGGAAACGTTGAAGGCCGCGCCCAGCTGGTCGAGATCGGCCCCTCTGGCGCTGGCAAGGAAAACAGCCCTTACCGCGTCGTTGACACGCTGAAACGCCAGCGTCAGCTGGTAGGCGTTGATTTCCCCCTGTTTATACGCCGGGTCCGACTCCACCAGGGCGTCGAATTCCGGATCCAGCTCGCGCAGGCGCGCCAGCCAGCGGGTAAAAATATCGGCGGCATCCGGTACCACAATCGCATCCGGTACCGCCAGCGCGGACAGGTTGATAACGTCGTAACTACTTGCCATAAATCTGTATGCCTCCGGTGCTGACAGGAAGATTATTCTCTTTGTTGATGCCCTCGATATCGACGACACACCCTGTTTCATCGGCCGGGAAAGTGACCATCACACGCGTGACCCGCAACCGGGGCTCCCAGCGTGCCAGGGCTGAGGCCGTGGCCGCGATAATCCGCAACCGGGTGAGATCGTCGCGAGGGTTGTCCACCAGCGAAAACAGGTCACTGCCGTAATCGCGCACCAGCACGCGGCTGCCGAGCGGTGTGGAGAGGATATCGCTGACGGACTGGCGCAAATGATCGCTGCCGGACAGGGGTTTACCGGTCCGGCTGTTTACACCGTTCATAATGTTTTTCCGTATGAGGATCGCCAGGTGGCGGAGAGTTAACCGAAATAATCCGGGCCGGTTTTATCCTTGTTGCCGGATTTTTTTGACGATTTCGCAGGCTTGCGGATATCCACCACCAGGTTGTACGTGTAACTGAATCCGGCAGGCGACAGGGAATAGACCAGCGATTCCACCACCCAGGAACGATCTTCCCGCTCGCCAAAGCCGGACGTGGAGACGCCGGATTCTGCTGTGAGCGGGACATGCTTGGGGCGGCATGGTCCTGTCACCGTCATTTTCTGCTCATTGCGCCGGGCCTGCGTTTTTTTCGATTTAGCCTGCTGGTCAGCAGTGGCCTTTGCGGGCTGGGTATAGGGATTCGCCATCGAGGGGCCGTCATGGTCAACCGTGGTGGTTTTGGTCTTCCCGTCCGCTTCATCATAATAGCGAACCCCGATTTTGCCCGATGACTTACCGCTGCTGCCGGTCGCTTTCCCCGTCGAACTCCCCCGCTCGCCCTCACTGTATGACCAGTTTGAGACTTCTTCCGGAGTGATAACCAGTTCCCCTGTCTGCTCACCTGAGGCGTTAGCCGTTGCGCCCTGCCGGAGAAAAAGCCAGTACCCGCCGGAGGGTTTGCTGACGGCGTTCCAGGTCCGGGCAAGTCTGGTCAGCAGGTTGGCGTCAGACTCCGCTACCTGATCAACATGGTCAATATGGATATTCGCAAGCTCCGTGGCCACTTTCGGTACCAGACCGTTTTCAGTGGCCACGGTTTTAACCAGATCCGCCAGTCGGAGATTATCCCAACTTCGGGTCTTCTGGCTCAGCACATCACCGGGCTGTTTCTGCGCGTTCATGGGCGCGGCCGTGGCATAAATATCCACGCGCCGTGGCGGACCACTGCTGCCGACGCCGGACACCACGAACCAGCCCTTATCCACCAGCTGGTCGTTGAAGCCCAGCGCCACGCGTAACCGCGCGCCTTTTATCGGTAAAGGGAGGGTTTCTGAGAGTAACGTGATTTTCAGCTCGTCCGCTTTTGCCGTGGCGCCTCCGTAATCGGTCAGCGTCATCTCTGCCAGGCTCTGTTGCAGCGCGCGGGTGATATCCTTTCCTTCCGCGCTGACACTGAACGCCGGCGCGTATTCCGGTTTAACAATCTGTTCAGTCATATTAATCCCACAGGCTGAAGGCGGAATCCTGAACCGGCGGTGCCAGATCCGGCAGGGTGATAAAGAGACCTGACGGGTAAACCGCGCCGGCATCAGCCAGCCCCGGATTCGCTTCAAGCACCTGTGTCACGATAAAAGACAGGTTTTCCGTGCCGTAATGCAACGCGCAGAGAGCATCCAGCACATCACCGTCACGGGTTTGATATGTCGTCGGCATAATGTTTCAGCGTCATCGTCCAGTTTTTATTTCGGTGGCCACCACCGGGCAGGAAACGGTTTGTCGTGTCGGAGAAGTCGATCACCACCCACCAGCCCAGCACATCCCCTTCACCGCTGACCAGCTGCTGTGGCTTGTTCTGGTCGGCGAGATCGTAGAGATCGTTAACGGCATCCACCCCCTTACGGAAGAAGGCATGCGATTCCCCTTCAAGCCGGACGGTTCGCCCTGGCTTGCCGGTGTACTGCAGCAGGTCCTGTTTGCCGATACGCTCCTGCTCGCTCCATCGCCAGCTGGCCTCACGGGTCAGCTGGTTATACGCCGTGGTATCGATGGAAAAGGCAAAATTGCCCAGCATCATCATCACCCGGGCGGCCTGTGCACCTCGCGCCGCGCTGGCACCTGCCTGCCCGAAGTCTTCAAAGACAGGAATGATTTCACTCACCAGATTTGCCCTCCGTCCAGCATGCTGCTATTACCCGTAAAAGCCGGGCTGCTTTTCGTCACAGCCTCCACCTCATTAGCAATGCCCCGCTCGTCCTGCCCCGGTGCGCCGTGAATTTCAAACCGGTATTCGAACCGGCGATTGTCAGTCAGTTGCCGGGGTGCGGGTGCGGCGTCCGCTGCATCCAGTTTTTGCAACAACATATCCCAGCGACCTTCCGCATCCGTGCCGGCATTCACCCGGCCGCTGTCAGCAGTACCGGAAAGCGGAACGGTACGCGGTACGGCGGTCTGTTGGCGTGAGTCCTGATCCGTTATACCCGATACCACCTGCAGGGATGTTTCTGGTGGTAATGGCGCCAGCAGGGTCCGGGGGTAATTATCCCATACTGTCGGGACGGTACCGGGCGTAACAGGCTGCTGTGCCGACTTCATCAACCTATCCGGCCCGAACAGTCCGCCGCTGTTCTCCGGGGTCAGATACTTATCAAGGGAGGTGTTGAATGTCTCCTCGTCATCACGGAAAAAGCCCCGCGTATCCCGGTAAGATTTTTTCACATCGTCAGGCAAGTCAGGCTTTTCCTTCAGCTGCTGTTCAAACCATTCTCCCTGGCCGTTTCGCTGCGCCGTCATCCGGGCGATATCGACCGAGCCGGTCATGGCAAGCGATTTAAGGACATCCCGTTGTTCGCTTCGCTCATCCGGCAGCAGCCAGGACAGTTTTTTTGCCAGCGCGTACGCTACCTTCCCGACAAAAACAATTCCCTGCCCGAACGTCAGCACGCCCGGATAGAGATCATTGCGCAGGAAACTGACAATGCGCTTGATCCCGCCGCCTTTAAACCACTCCGCCAGATCATCAGTAAGACGGCGTACATCCGGTGCCAGCTCGTTACCCAACTGGCCGGAGATTTCCGCCACCGCAGAAGAGAACACGGTCTGCAGGTTGGTAATGGCGCGGTTGCCTTCCATTGCACCTTCTGCGCCCTCTTTCGTGACCAGGTTATACCGGCGCTGCTCGTCCATCAGATCGCGGTAACTCTTCCCGGACTGCTTCAGCAGCATCAGCAGTTTGCTGGCCTCACCACCAAACAGGGAGTCCAGCGCAAATGAGGCTTTCGATTCATCCTGCAGGCTGAGCGCACGCTCGACGATTTTCTCAAACTGCGCCATATCGCTGAGCCCGGCAAAATCACCCGCCTTAAATCCCAGCGTTTCAAAGGCGTCCTGCAGCGATCCCTGCTTGCCGTTCTGCTTGTACTCCCCCGCCTTGTGCAGATACTCCTCGAACAGATCGCCGATGTTCTCCCCGTTCATGTCGTACTGTTTTGCGAGCGTGTCCCAGGCATCAAACGTCGGAATATCCACGCCATAGCTTTTCGCCACACCGGCACGCCGGGCCGTCTCCGCGTTGGTGGCCGCCGGGGCAATCAGGGTGCCCAGTGCGGAAGCCACCACCCCGCCGCCGCCGATCGCCAGCCCCGGCGCCACCATGCCACCCAGCTGACCGGCGATACCCAATCCGCGGCGAAACAGCCCCTTACCGGCCCCCTTGAAGGCCGCCAGCCGCTGTGCCTTCTGCATCTGCTGGTTAAGTTTCTGCTGCTCGGCTTCGGTTTTGCGAATTTCGCGGGATACGTCGCTGTAACGCCGTTTAAGCTCGCCAAGACTCTGCCCGGCGAGCTTTGCCCGCTTGATTTCCGCTGCCAGCTTCGCCTGGTCTTTCGTCAGCTTTTCTGACTGCTTACCGACATCCTTCAGGTTCTTTTGCAGGCCGTTCGCAGAACGGCTCCATGAACTGTCGATATTGCCGCCAAAGGTAATGACGGCCTTAAGGTTCTGGCTTAATCCGGCCACGATTTACCGCCTCCACTTCGTCGGATAGAAAATCAGAAAACACGCTGAACGGCATATCCAAGTATTCCGTCATGGGAAAATGCAGACGCCGCCCGAGAAATCGTATCGCCTGGATTAATCCTCTTTCGGACGCTCCACGGGCGGGAGCATAAAAACATTGAACGCGTCCAGCAGCTGCGCATAATCCGCCGCCGTCAGCAGCCAGATATCCTGCTCACTGAGGTTGCACAGCAGCGCAATCATGCGCGCTTCTTTTTCTTCTTCACTGCCGCGGTCCTTGGAAAAGGCGATACGGTCACGCACCAGCGGCTCACGCAGCGTCACCTGGTTGAGCGCACTGCCATTTTCAAGCGTGACGGGGGAATACAGTTTGATAACGCGGGTTTCACCTGGAAAAGACATGTTTATCTCCATGAAAAAACGGCCCGCAGGCCGTTGTCAGTTTTTTGAATTAAAGGCGGACTTTGGCCGCCAGGCCGGATAACACATCCACGCCATTAACCCGCCGCGCGAAGCGCTCAGTATCAATGGCAAAGAGTTCGCGGCCGTCTTTGGTCTGGCGGTAATAGCTCACGGCGATATCCACCGTGACAGCGTTTTCCGAGAGGTTGTCCTTGCCCCGCGCATCCGGGGTGACTGTCTGCACAAAGCCCTCGATCTCCTCGATGGTGCCCAGCGCGGTACCGTTCGCCAGATAGCCCTGATACGCAGTAAAGCGCGGACGGCTGCCGCTGACAAAACCGAAGGCGGTCAGCATATCCACGTCCACCCCGTAAAATTTCAGCTGGCAGGTCAGTGCCTCCATGCCGTCATCCACGGGAGAAGGTGCATCCTGCGCGCCGGTGCGCAGATCGGTTTTGACAATGGACAGTGCCGGCGGTGTAAATTCATGCGCACCCTGAATACGGATCCCCTGCCGGAAGAAGGTCCAGACGCGTAACGTGTTTTTCTCGCTCATGCTGCCAGCATCTCCTCAAGCGCATAGTTGTTATTCACCCGGACGCGCAGGCTGATAAGCTCAGTCGGCGATTTCGGACCAAAGTCATAGTTGATGTACAGCACGCCCGCCGCCATGCTCTCTGCCGTGTTAAGCTCCTCATCCAGCCAGGCGCGGCCACCAAAAATGGCACCGAGCCCGACCAGCTGGCGCATATAGGCGTTGATGGTGCCGATAATGTCGTCGGCATTTTCACGGTCAAGCGGACGGTCAACGTATTCCAGCATCGTTTCCTGAATGCTGTCCTCGATGACGTCAGCGGTACGGCGAACCGATTCGAAGCGCCACTGCGGGTTGGTACCACACAGACGGTTGCCCCAGTGCTTAAACCCGGCCCGGCGGATGATGGTGGAGACGTTCTGCATGTTGAGCAGGTTCGCATCGCAGTTTTCATCGCCGAGAATGAACTCGTCGATCTGCTCCACGCCGAGAATGTTGTTAATGTCCTGGTTGGACTTACTCCACCACCAGCCCTTCTCAAAGTCGATACGGGCGCGCAGCCCCGCCGCAAACGCAGAATAAGGGCGATACACCAGCTGGCCGTCGGCGTTGCTGACCTGAACGCGCGGACGCAGCAGTTCAGTACGCATGCCGTAGGACTGACGACGCTGAACCACTTCCTGCAGGGTGGCGCCGGATTCACAGTCTACATACGCTACAGCGCGTAGTTTGCCGGCAACGGTTTCCAGTGCCTTGCCCACGGCGTCATCCTCACTGAACCCCGGCGCAATGACGATTCGGGGCTGGTACGTCGTCACCGATTTTGCAGATGACAGCGAGCCGATCCCGGTCAGCACCGCCGCACGCTGTTTCGCTTCGTCGGTTTCTTCCGACACACGAACCACCACGGTCAGTGCATTTCGCTGGTCGTTGATTTCGGTGAGCGCCTGTTTAAGCGTACCTTTATCACCGAGACGGGAAAGCATCGTGGTACCGACAATCGCCACCGGCGTATTCAGCGGGAACGGCTCATCCTCGCCACCGGACAGCTGCAGGCTGAACGGCATGACGATACCGCTGCCGCTACCCTTAGCCGTCATCTTCACATCCGCCACCGTGCCGACGGCAGCAGCAACATCTGCCGGGGTTGCCGTCAGCTTTCCGGTGTCGTCACAACCCAGCGTGATGGTCAGGGTTAATGCCGTTGCGTCCCACACAGCCGTCGTATCCACCGCGGCGGGACTTTCTGCATCAGGAACACCGGCTACCGCCTCAACCAGCAGGACATTTCCCGCCCTGCCGGCGATCGTCGCGGCAAACTCCACAACGTTATCCAGAATAGGCGACCCGACGGTACCCGCTGCCGGCGTTCCGGCTGAGGCATCCGGCGCGGTACCCACCAGACCGATAATAGCCGTCTGGATCGTCGTGACCGCGACCGTACCAGACGTCAGTTCGATCGTTTCCACACCATGTAAATTCGCCATTCATTTTCTCCAGGCATAAAAAAACCTGCCGCGGCAGGTCACATTTTTTGATTGGGGGGATTTGTGGTACCACCGCCATCACCATTTTCTTTATGGTTATGGCCGTTGTAGGTTTCGCGGATCCCGCTCATTTTCCCGGTACCGTCTGAAATCTCCTGGGTTGCTCCGATATTTCCGGCCACGTTCGTGTCGGCGTTTATCTGCGTTTTCCCCTGTACGGTCAGGGTATCGGTGATTTCCACCGGACCGTCCAGCGTGCCTTTCCCGATAATTTTGTAACTCCCGCCCTCAGCCAGGGTGATGGTCAGGGCATGCGCGGCACGGTCATAGCGGATCTCGGTACCGTCGCCGTAACGGGTGATATGCTCGCTGTCGCTGCCCTCCGGCACCGGCAGACCGCCGGTATTCCAGCCGGGAAACACCCGACCATTATTCAGCTCCCCCGCCTCCGACAGTACCGTGACCGCATCCCCGACCGCATACGGATTGGAGTCAGCCCGGTTAACACCCGAAAAGCCCTGGCAGAGCGGCAGCCAGGTTGTGGTGATGTCGCCCAGGTCCACCCGGCACTTCGGTATACCGTCATGCTTAACGGAATGAATAACCCCGCGCCGGACAATATTCGCCAGGCGGCGTTGTAAATCGCCCTCGATATCACTCATCGGGTTTCGCCTCGTAAATCAGCTGATAATCGTCCACATGCATGCGCCCGATATCCGGCGCCTTACCGAGCCAGATGGCATTCAGCGGGGCATTGTTCTGCTCAAACGGATCCGCTCCAAAGGCCGCTGACTGAGTGAAGGAAATACGCCAGACCAGATAATCATCCATGCGCGGATCAAACTCATCGCGTGACGCATCGATAAACACGGCTGGCTCCAGACTGGTCAGGCCGAACAGTTGGCCATCAATCCACTGGGTGATATCTGCGGCCGCCGTGCGCAGGAAAATTTCCGGCCGGCTGACACCCGCGCCGGCCGCATCCACCACCACGAACAAATCGCAGGACAGAGTAACGTTAAGCTGCCCCTCGTTGCCTCCGCCCTGCTCCCAGCCGTTAATGGAGAAATACACCGCCGGCGTTGTCAGCCCGGTAAAGCGGGGGACATTTTTTTCCGGATAGGCATCGGCGTCGCGCACCCAGTCAATTTTTTTCAGCGCACCGGTGACAGCATCGTGGTACTGCCCCAGTAGCAATGGCTCGGCCATGGTTAACCTCAGACAGAAATACGGGCTTTCACACGCCCGCGCAGATCCGTTTCAAAGTGATGCATGAAAATCTCCATCGCCTCGGCAAAGGCGTTATCTTCGATGTAGTTCAGCATCGGCTCATAAATATCAATTTCCGCTTCGCGGGTCCGCCGGGTGTCAGGATCGCGAATGACCACCGTTCGCCTGTTCTCCCGACGGGAGCGTGCCACTTCACCGTTTTCATACGTGCGCGGTGAAAGCAGACTCCCTTTTGGGGTAAAGCCCGCGTTTTCCGCCTGGCGCCGCGCCTTAATAAACCGCCCGGTGGATTTATCCCGCCGGGTATGATGAGGCCTGACCCGCCCGTTAATCCGGCCTTTCAGGTCTTTTACCTTGATGGCATTCAGGCCAAACCAGAGACGAAAGTTATCCAGTTTCGACTGAGAACTGCGATCGAGGCGAAAGGAAAGCAGACGCCGGCGCACCATATCCAGACTGCGCGGCGCCAGACCATCCTTCATGTCAGCAACCGCTTTCTTACGCAGCGTGGCGGCGGTACGTTTCAGCGCACGGGAATACGCCGCCCGAAACTGCTTATGAGTGGCACCGATGTGCTCCGCAATCCGCCAAATGGCATCCACATCGATATCGACGGGTAAATCCCGTCGCAGTCTAGACTCACGCGCCATATCAGCTCCACTTGTTGATTTCTGGCTGCGGTTTTCCCGGTGCACCATAAGCCAGGGTGACGCGGGTCCGCCCTTCTTCATCGGCACCAACGTGCGTTACGCGGTAAGCGGTACCGTTAATTTCCACCTCATGGTGCTTCTCAAGCCCCGCGATATCGGCAGTCATCGCGCTGAAGGCCGGAGAGCGATCCTGAATTTGCCCCCCGCCAGCCACGTCAACCGGGGCATCCGGCGTCTCGAAAATCACGGTAACAGGACGCAACTCAGCGTCAATAAACAGGACGGCAGGCACCTCTTCGGCAAATGCCCGGGAGATCCGGGCATCCGCGTTCAACAGGCGTTGACGAAAGCGGTTCATCAGTAGCCAAGCCGGACCGGAACAGATTCGGCATCTGCCGCCGCAGCAGCCCAGGCCGTACCCGCCAGAGGGTTCGGTGCTGCCGCCTCCCCCGCTTCTGCTGTCAGCTTACCGTCAGCCAGATATAGCTTCTGGCCGAGAGTGACAGCTTCCGCCGCCTTTGGCAGAACGAACACGCCCGTGGTGTGCAGCACGCCCCACAGCCCTGCCGGGATGTCATCGTGAGCTACACCTACCAGTGAGCCTGAAAGCACAGCGTCACCCGATTGAATATCGTTCGCACCTGTATTGTGGAAATCCAGGGTGTTGCCGTCCTGCTGATAATTTGTCGCCATTTTTCTCTCCAGACAAAAAAGGAGCAGCATTCGCCACTCCGTTATAAAAAAACCGTCAGAAGACGGTTGTTATTTTTTGGTCACTTTCACCATGCCGCGCCAGTCAAGCGGTGCTACCCCGGCATCGATACGCACCTTGAAGGCGGCACCGTCAACGGTAAAGCCCTGCTGCTGCTCTAGATACGGCGTATCAATACCGTCCAGATACGCCACTTCGATAGTGTCGCGTCCCTGCGCAGCGGTCAGGTAGTAATCCGTCGGGCTGCTGTCGTCCAGACGCGCCTCAGAGGCCACCGTCACAAAGTTCTGGATCGGGTTAACGATACCACTGTTGGCATCCGCACCCGGCACGCTTGCTGACTTGATGAGCTGGTTAGCGCGTGACTCGATAGCCACTGGTGTCAGCATGTAGGCCGGACGAATATTCAGACGGCGATCGCCGGATTTCTGCAGCAGCATCGCCTTACGCGCCGTATCCAGGCCTTCGATACTCAAATCGGCGGAGACAAGGTTGCCATGATCGGCATGGAACAGCGGCTTACCGTCGGACATTTTCGGGTTGCTGGTCAGCACCGCCCACACCAGATCGCCCACGGTGGCACGCGCAGCAAGCCCCATTGCCTGCGGAATACGGGTCAGCATGTCCAGGTCGTCGTTGATGATGGTCTGGCGGTCAATGCTAAAAAGTTCGCCGTAGGTCGCCAGAGCAATTGGCTCGCCGCGATCCTTGATGGTGACATATTTATATTCCGCCCCAGCGCGAACCTTGCGAAGCGATGCGAGTGATTCCAGACCGACGCGGTGCGCGGTTTTGAAATCGGTCAGCGTGCCCTTGCGGGTCCACTGTTCGAACGTCTCTGTAGCCTCATCCCAGCCCATCAGCGCCGCCTTGTGCGCCACATCCATCAGGATATTGCCGAAATCGCTGCTGCTGTGGGTGAACGCCAGCCCGACCATCACCTGTGCCGTACCAGCTCCGGAGATACCGATGCCGCGATCGACCAGGGAGGCTCGCGCCAGTTCGCGCAGGGTGTAACCGTTGTAAGCGTTATCCTTCTCGGCCTGCGCATAGCCCGCACGGGTCATGATGGCAGCTCGGATGGAATCACCGACCAGATTACCGTTGCTGGCATACAGGTGGATGGCGCCCGGACCGGCACTCGGGGTGGTACCCGCCGCCAGCGCCTGCAGCAGTTTGTCGCGGGCCTTTTCGGCGTTGCAGGTGAAGTCGGACAGGCATTCCGCCTTTAGCGTCGCGAAGGCCGGAAACGCCTCAAATACGGCTGAGACGGAATTCACGCGCTCCGCGTTCGCCGTCTGCATCTGCTGCTGCAGCTGCTGGGCCAGCGCGGTGATGTCGATGTTTGTCATCTGCGACGCGGGCTGTTGTGGTGCTGGCGGGGTAAGGTTTGCCTGTACCGGCGCGGGCTGCTGTACCGGAGCAGGTTGCTGTGGCTGATTCACCGGAGCTTCGGCGCGCGGCGCAAAAAGGGATTTAATCTGTTCTGGCATGTTTTGGTAATCCTTCAGTTTATTTTCATTCACACAGGCCGCGGCCTGCAGTTCAGGTTCAAGCGTATCGGCGAAACCTTTTTCCACCGCCTCGGCACCGTTAAGCCAGGTCTCCGCTTTCAGCATCGCCTCCAGCTCCTCCTGCCCCAGTCCGGTTTTGTTCATGTAGGCGCTGAGCATCAGGGCTTCATTACGATCAAGCCAGGCGGCGTAATCGCGCATGTCGTCAGAATCCCCGGCGATACCGCCCCACGGTTTGTGGACCATAATCCAGGCGTTTTCCGGCATGTGCACCGTGGCGCCGGGCAGACAAATAATCATCGAGGCCATGCTTGCCGCCACGCCGTCCACCCAGATATCCACTTTCGCTTTCAGCCGCGACAGGGTGTTGTAGATGGCAAAGCCCTGCATCACATCGCCGCCGGGGCTGTGGATATGCAAATCCACGGCGCTGGCCTCAAACACCCCTGCCTCCTTACAGTCGGCGACGAACTGCTGGGCAGTGATGCCCCAGCCGCCGATCACGTCATAGAGGAAGATTTCGACCCGTCCGGCAGCCAGCGCGCGGATTTCGTACCAGCACTGGCCGTTTGCCGCATCAACACCCGCCAGGCTGGCGTGGGGGTTAATCATCATCGTCCGGCTCACGCCGGGAATTGTCTGGTTTTGCCGTTGCATCTGGCATCGCTCCTTTGTCATTGGCGGCGTCGGAATCAAACACCAGCCCGTGTTTACGGTTAAATTCGGTTTCACGCAGTCGCTGGCGCTTAACCTCCTGAGGGTTTTTCCCCCTGGCCCGCGCCCATTCCGCTTCAGTACCGGCACCGCCACGCACAATGGCTTTCCAGGCGTTCGCCTCTTTGCCCGGATCAATCCACGGCATCACCGGCCCGAGATAAAGCGCGTTATAAAGAGAATTCGGATCCACATCCGGCGGGACTTCAACGCCGCTCAGCAACGCCATCGCCAGCCATGAGCGGTAAACGGGCCGGCTGTGCTGGCCGACAAACCACTGTTGCAGGACGTTGTACCCTTCGAAGCTCTCCACCAGCTCCTGTCGCTGGGAGCTGTAGGTGCCGTTATAGTCCCGGGCAATGCTGGAATAGCTGCCGCGTGTACCGGCGGCCACAGCCCGCATCTGTCCGTTTCGGAATTCATAGAGGTGAACATTCGGGCGATTTGACTCCACCATGCCAAGGTCTTCGCCGGGTCGGAGTTCGTCGTAAATCATGCCCGGCGCGATATCGTAGTGACGCTGACCACCGGGCGATGAAAACTCACTTTCATCGCCAAGTGACTGTGCATCGCCGCGCTTGATGTAAAAGCCCAGCGCAGCGGCAATACGGGCGGCCACGCGCTCGCTCTCTTCATAATCCTTGATGTCTGACAGACGGGTAATGACCCCGTGGATCAGGCTGATACCCCGCAACTGGTGCAGTCGCTTGCGCTGTGCCAGGTGAAGCATGTTGTCAGCAGAGACGGTTTTAAGTTCCGCACTGAACCGCGTCATGTTCGCCGGATGATATTTGTAAACGCGGTACCCGACGGGACGCCCCCAATCGTTCACAATGATGCCCTGGCGAACCTGCTGACCTGCGGTGCTGTTGAGGTTGAACGGCACAAAATCCGCCTCCAGCATTTCCAGAGAAAATGGTACCGAGGTGGCATGCTGCAGGCCGGGTACATTTCCTCTGACCAGCTGCGTGAACACTTCCCCGTCGCGCAGAGCAGAACGTAACAGCAGACGTTCAGCCTCCGGGCGGGTAAACATGCCGGTCACCTCAGGACGCACGGACCACTCAGCCCAGAGCGCTGAGAGCTGCCCGGCAAAATCGGAATGGAGATTTCCCTCCAGATCGAGAGGCTGGGGCTCAACATGGATACCGTGGGCACCGATAACCCGGTCTTCCATTTTGTCGAACAGGCCGATCACCAGGTCATGATTTTCATCAAGCCACCGGGCCTGTTCCCGCAGTGACTGACCTGCAGCAAATACCGCGGTGTCCGCTGACTGGCTTTGTTTTTTGGCCTTGTGCAGCCGTGACGGGTTTGCCGCTTCATACGCATTGAGCCTTAGGCGGTCCCGTGCACGTGCGGCTGCCCACCCGGGAGAAATTGCCCCCAGTGTTCTTTCAAGAATGCCCATAGAACGCCTTACAAAAAGTTAGCGAGTTTGTACGAACCGCCGCGGCAATTTACCGTCCGCCAGCGCCGTTCCCAGTATTCAAGCTCGTCGCGCAGCGCTTTCGGATCGTGGTTGGTAATGGCGCGACCGTTAACGCCAGTGAATGAAATGCTCTTGCCGTCAAGCGAGTCCTGGTAGGCCTGACGCACCTTCAGCAGCGTTTTCCAGATATCATCTTTCGTCACAACCAGCCTCCCTTGCCGGAAGATCCCAGCCAGCTGCCGGAGAGAACTGTGTCCTTTTCAGGTTCAGCCTTAACAGTCGTTTGAACGGGTTTTGTTTTTTTCACGGTTATCTCCCGGGGGCGTTCCCCTTCAAAAATATTTGGGTTGAGATCCTGTAGCTCTGCCCATGCTGGCGGTTTTTCCCAGTCACGGATTTTTTCGTACCCGCGCAGGACCGCCACGGCGTGGGCATAGCAGAACAGGTCAAAGGCTTCATTGGCGCCCTTACCCGGTTTTCGCCATTTGCCGTCAACACCGCGTTCTTCGTAGGTCAGTTCCTCGTAGAACCACTCTCCCAGCCAGTCAGGAAAATGGATGTAACCGCCACCGGGGGTTTCGCGGTCCAGATTGTTGCTGAGCTGGTCCTTAAGCAGGTCGGTCTGCAGCAGATACACCGGCACCTCGCCACGCGCATCAGCACGACGGTCGCTGCGTTCGGTATTGTTCGGGTGGGTTTTGGTGATAATTTTCTGGCGCTTTGTACTGTCGCCCTTGACCAGGTAAACGCGTTTACCCAGGCCATCGCGCCGGCACTGGCGCCAGAATTTATATGCGTTGTCCGTCACGCCTTCTTCACCGCCACTGTCGACGGCCATCGCCAGAACCGGCATACGCCGCACCGGGTCAGACTGCAGCGCATAGGTTTTTTCCAGCACATCGGAGACCAACAGTTGCCAGTCCTCCGGATAGGCACCGGGGTGAACAGGCTCCGCCTCGCCGTGCTCATTGCAGCGTAGCGACTGGCGAATGTTGTAGCGGTCCACCAGCCAGCGCTCACCGTTTTCGCCATAACCAATAATCTGCACGACGAAACGGCGCTTTTTGCCGCCCTGGACGTCAACGGCCGCCAGCAGAAAACGCACTTTTGGCGGAACCAGGCGTTTACCGTAATCCTCCGCACGCAGCATCAGCGCATCGGCGCGCCGCTGTTCGCTGGCCGAGCGCGGCAGGTATGGCAGCCCCCAGTCGGTGTTGATAACCGCCTTGAGGGTTTCTTCGCTGCCCGTGGCCTCGTACTCCTGCTCAGCGGTCAGCAGCTTATAGACCAGTTGCGCCCAGGTCTGATACGCAGCTGCTGGGCCTTCCATCCAGAAACTGGCGATACGGGAGCGGCGCGGCTCACCGGAAATATTGCCGTCACGGTCAACACTCTGACCTTCACGCAGCCAGACCCCCACCCCGTTAAGCTCGCGCTTTTTATCTGCGGTGATAACGCTGCTGCAGTGCGGGCAAAGCAGATGGGCTGACTCGCTGGCTTTCACCGGATCAGGCTCATCGCGGTAGCCGGTCATCGCCTCCATGGCTGGCTGAAAAAATTCACCACAATGCGGGCACGGCCAGTACCATCGACGGCGATCGCCGCGGTTGTACAGAGAAAGCGCACCTGTCGTCGGTGGCGCTTCATGAGGAGACTTACGGCGCCATTTGCTGTCGCGAATATCACGTCCCGGAGAACACTCCACCAGCGTCATCCCGGCGGACATAAACGTCGTGGTACGCTTGGAAGCCAGGGTAAAGCCGTCACCCTCGCCGTCGATGTCCTCAGGGAAGCGGTCATAATCCGTGAGCGCCACACATTTGAAATCTGACGAGGACATGATGTTGATTGAAGGCCAGCCGATCTTGAGATAGTTACCCGCCAGAAAAGTACGATCATGCACGTTATTGTCGTTTCGCAACGGGCTCAGGCGTTTTGCCACCTCAGGACTTACACGGAAGGTTCTGGCCAGTCGCTTTTTTGAGTGCTCGCGGGCTTTCTCTTCGGTCATCTGAACGACGAGCATATCGGACGGGTCGCAGACGATGTTGTAAACCACCCAGCCATCCACCAGGCCGATCGTTTTCCCCGTTCTTGCCGGTCCAACAAACACCACCGCATCGTATTCACGCATCGCGAGGCAGTTCATTGGCTCGATCACATAGGGAGCGACAGCAGGGTCCCAAGGTACCGAGTTACCGGCTCCCATAGGTACGCGCATAAATTTCTGAACCGCCTCCGCCACAGGCATACGGCGCGGGGCTTTGAGAATAGCGGAAGCGTTACGCCTGACTTCCGCTGCCGTGGCCTGTCGCATGATTTACTCCTCTTCTGGCATATCCTCCTGTTCCGGTGAGTCGGCCTGCTCAACTTTGAGGGCTATCTGATCGCGCAGATCGTCAATAACCTGCTGCACCCTGACAACCGCTGCAGGGGTCATGGCGCAATCGCGCTCAAGAATATCGGGTAAAGTTTCCAGTACCTGAACCATCGCTTTCGCCATGGAAGAAAACTCCCTGGTGACTTCGGAGGCCGGGATCAGCTCCCCTGTTTCCCGCTGAAACTTGAGCCGTTCACGCTCCGACTGAAACCAGGCTTTGCGATCGGGAGGTAGCATTTTGTCGACATCCACCAGCTCCGACGGTGTGGTGCTAGTCAGCAGCTCCCGCAAAATATCGGCAATGGCATAAAGCTTAAGTTTCGGATTGCTGCCGGGTGCGGGTTGCACATTTGCCAGCTTGCCTGCGACCGTCTGACGGTGAAGATCGGTAATGGCTGCCAGCTGAGTGATATTCAGCCGGAAATTTTTCAGTTCGTTATCCATGATGGTGAACAAAAAATAGGCATTTCGACATCCTGAAAATCATCAGGACTGAAATATCAAGAGGTTAAACGGATGATGATGAAACCCATAAAATGCAAAAAACTAGACGTTTCCCGCGTGTCGTCGCCCCCTCGGTGTTCCAAATCGCCAGGAGGACCCGTGAAACGTGAATAATATCACGCTAATTTTCAGTAGGTTAACTTGAAAAAACCACCAGTAACCACAAGGTAAACAAGGTCACAATGTTGTGGCGTTCTTTTTGGAAATTTGACTATGCACAAAACTGGCATTCCTAACGGAAGCGACACTTCTTCCGGTACTTACCGCTGCGACGACTGTGGCCACGAAATCACCAAGCCATCCAATACCTCTCTCCAGGTATGTCCGAACAGCAATAAGAAAGACTTCCCGATAAAACACACCAAATTCACCTGGACTTCCCTGAGTGGTCAGGGTGATGCTGAAGCCGATCCTTATCCGAACGGCAGGTAAACTACCAAAGGCGTCCATCCGGACGCCTTCTTTATCTGTCTGCCTTATTTAGCCAGAGAAAACCACCGGACCGCCTGATATGATTCATGCGCCGTATTCTTCCCTCCAGCAGCAGTCCGCGGCATAGATAGATGAAGAAAAGGGAACAACTTCCCAGGAGTTATTCACAGCGATAGTAGCTATTCCTGCTTTATGAAGAAGTTTACAATCTACCGCAGTAAGCGAAGGGCCGCTTGCCACACAGGCAAAAGTATTCATATCACACTCCTGCCAAGCTAATAAAAAAGGCCGCCGAAGCGACCTTTTAAAACTGTTTAGGGCTGTTTAAGCCTTACTGATTTCAGTTCAAGCAATTCCCAATCCTCGCCGGTCTGGAGTTTCACCTCCTCCAGTTTAACCATATAGGTATGATCTTTTGTGTCGCTAACAAGTACAAGATCCACGGTATCTTGTGCCATTTTCATCAGCTCCGCGACATCATTACGGTTAAATTGGTGTCCATTCTTTGAAAAGGTGATGCTTATTCTTCCATCAGACATAGGGGCTGTGTATTCGAAAACAGAAAGCTTACCAAGATTTACTTCCTGCCCTTGTCCATAACGAACCCGAACAACTGTATTTTGATCAATCATAAACCCTCCTTTTTTGGAAGATTTACATTAGCACAGGTCAAAAGTTATTACTGCTGTGTAGCTAACCATTATCAAGCCCACCAGCAGGTGAGCTCTGTAATGATCACTTCAAGCATGGATCCAAAGGAATTTCACAATCCCTACGATACTTGCGAGCACGCCAAAACCGAAAATCAATTGCCCACATACCCCGATCACTCCAGATGTGATCGCACCAATGTTTGTCTGTGCATTCTCATTTATGGCCGCCCCTATTAGGTACATGACCAAACCAATCACGAGAGAGGCAACTATCCAATGTTCTACAGCTAACACTATAATAATACTAATTATTTTATCCAAGCTACTGCTATGATCGTGCATAATTCATTCCATAAAGGGATCAATATGCACACGATTATAGGGGATTTCTGGTTTCGATTTTATGTAAAAATACTACTGTAATACGCATTTAAATATGGCAGTTCGCCTGCCACGCTTTGTTATGCGCCAGGATGTCTTTTTTCGTCTGGCGATCTAGTACATCCCAATCATGAGCGGTTCCGTTAATGGGTCTAACCCAATCGCAAGCAGTGTCCACTACCTCAACCCTTGCGGGTCCAGTCTGTGCGCAACTCGCGATCAACATCGTTATCAGGCATGTGATTAACATTCTGCTGTACATTGCTGGCCTCTTTCGTGACTCCCGCCTTACGTTCTGCCGCGGCAACGGTCGCCGCTGCATTTTCTTCAGTGCGCTGCTGATTGGCTTTTGCCTTTGCCTTACCGCTAACGCGATTGCTGCCAGCAACAAACACGCTGAACGTGACGGCCATCAGCGCAGCAGAACCGGCCATATCATTCAGCTTTTTGCTATCGGCCAGATCCAGAAACTGGTAAGCCAAATGCGGCTCAGGTGATTCGATGTAAGGTAGGTGCCAGTCATCAGCGATAGGCCAAGCATCATCATCCCACAAAAATAGATGCTCGACCCGGCATCCATCAGAGCTGACAGGCTGGCATTCTTCGAAGCAACAATGTCGAGTGATGTTTCATGGCGAAGCAGCTGCACGCCGTCAGGTCCTACCGCGGCCGGTTTCGAACCATCATCTACAACGGCCACCATTGCACCGGCTGGCAGGTGCTTCATGTGCTGTTCAAGCGCACGTTTCAGAACGTCGGCACGCTGATGTGTCGTAATTGCAATGCCGATCCGCGATGAAATTGCGCAGGCGGGTGCATACGGGACACCATCAATAGTGACCTGCATACCTCTCCTTTTAGTGAGATTTATGGCTATATCTACCTGAGGGAATAACCATTAGTTAATGGATCTGTTGTCCGTTGTCACAACAAAAGATGCATTTTGTTTGCAATTTTTTAATGCAGTGTTATTGTCACGCTGCCTTAGAGCAAGAAGCACATAAACAAAACAAAAGATTCAACTCATACTTGCCCCGCACCAGGGGCAATTTTTTTGGCCGAATACTGTCAGACCACATTCTTTTTATTGAATGGGAATTGCAACTGAGGTTTTTCTTCTTGGTGGGTATCAGGTATGCACCTGGAACAGACAAGAGCTTTCAACCTCAGGAAATTCCTAATGCTTTTCGCTTACGCTTGTTGATTACTGGCTGAGTGCCAGGCTACCAAAGACTCTGATGAGGAGACTGCCAACTCCAGGGAATCATCGATATAAAAAGAGCAAGTGAAACTGAGACTCCTGTAGCCCTCCTTGTGAGGGCTTTTTTTGATGTTGCGAAGTCATAATTCATAATTTCTCACCTCCCTTGCGTGACTAATTTCTGATTTGTCCTTTCCAGTTCGATCTGCCTGATAACCGCAAAGTTATTATTGCCCTTCTCAATAATGGCCAGTAGCGGCTTAATCCACAAAACGGCCTGGCAATATGTCATTGAGCTGGCGGCAGCGGCACGATCATCGGTTTCGTCAGGTCGGCCGGTATCGGTGTGCATTGCGCTGGCACGTAAACGGTGCGCGTATTCGAGCAGCCCACCAGCGATATCAGCAGGAACAGGCAGATCACAGGTCTTTTCACGGCGGAGAATCTCCCGGTATTCGATCACGGTTTCTTCAGTGCTGATGCCCGGTAGAGCATGCAGTCTTTCTGCTCCAGCTCGTTATCAATGGCGGTGCGGATGGCATAGCTCAGGGCTTCAGCCTGTTTCAGGTAGTTAGGTGTAGAGTTGCGGAATGCACGCTGAATAATCTGCTTGTTGTTGTGCAGCCGGCGCGCGTACTCGTCCGGATCCGAAACGTCATCCAGTGACTGAAGCAGATCGCCAAAGTGATGCGGGGTTATCAGCTGCGTGACTGTCTTCCAGCCCTTTTCCTGCGCCCAGGACTCCAGCTCACATGCCAGTTTTTTGATTTCCATCAGTCAGTATCCTCCTGAGCTGTTGTGTTATTTTTTGGCTTGTAATCAGGCCAAATTTCAGCCCAATCGCTTGGCCGCATGTCAGAACGAGAAACCTTTCCATCGGTAAAGGTTTCGATAACGATGCATCGACTCGGCGAAATAGCAGCCCGCCCCGTTGCAAGTTGGGAGAGGTAAGATTTCGATATCCCAAGGTGTTGCTCCAGCGCCTTGCGGATCTTTGGCCCACCGGCTTTCAAAAAGTCATTGAGTTGCATAATTGCTCCTGTGTGTTGAGCTGTAAGTTTATAAACCACTAAACATTAATGTCAAGTTTTTGCTTGTTTAGAAATTACTAATCAAAATGACTGAATGGACACAAAAGAAATCAGGCGTAAGCGCCTAGCGGCATGGTTTTCCAGCAGAACCCTGCCGGAGAAAGAGAAGAGCTACCTTTCACAGCTGATCAACGGCAAAGCGTCGTTCGGCGAGAGAGCTGCGCGCCGTATTGAACGAGATTACGGCATGGCTCCTGGTTATCTTGATGAAGAACCTATGGGTGAAGAGATAAGATCCCCTCGCCCATTTGACGCGCGCCATGAAGAACTGCTAGACCTTTTCGACAGCCTTGCTGAATGGGAAAAAGAGCAGCACATGGTAAACCTCAGAGCCCAAGTTAACTCCATAGACAATGAGCTCAAGGCAAGGCTTAAAGGCAAGAGCAAACAAGAAATCCTTCAGATGCTCAAAGACCTCGAAATAGACTAACTCCCCTAAAGACCGCTTGTTGCGGTCTTTTTTTTCTCCAAATTCAACCACATCCAATTTTTCACGCCTTTTTGTTTACTATTAACTTTACATATCGGTTTATTTGCTTATAAACTTAGACCAACAAAACACGCAGTAATCAGTAAACGTTCCGCCTACCCGGCGATAAGGGTGAAAAAGCGAACTGGCAGGATGCCCGCGAAGTAGCCGCCCGGGGCATATGAAGACCGGGATGATTCGCCAGTATGAGTTGAGGAGAGTAAGTGGATAAGAATGTGGAAGAACTTTTTGAAAAGATTGGACGCTTGGAGCTGGCAGCTAAGCGAGGGTTGCAGTTCAACGAAGAGATTAAGCCTCATTTAACACAAGGTCACATTGTCTCCGTTGAATACTGCAACGCGACGTTAAAGCACTGTGCTCTTTTTCGTGGGTGGATTAACGAGTACCTCGGATCATGAGAATTGATTGCTTTTCAGACATGCCGTAACCCTGAACAAACACCTCAATCTCTTCTTCCTCAGTCTCGTTCGTGAAGGTTTCGCCACCAAGACTGTGGAGCTCACCGGATATGACGTGCCCCTTCTCGACGTCATACCCACCGAGCAGCTCAGCGACCGTGAACTCTCCGATTAGGTCACGGATAACGATGTAACCAATGCGGTGCTCATGATGTACGACGACTCCGCGCATGCAAGTTTCCTTCTGGCTGTGTGAGAGCAACCAGAATACCACCGAGCCTGAAGTGGTGAAAAGACAGGCGCACAACATGGAAGCACATTCCACCCTTTCACTAATGGGGATTGGTTTGTTAGCTGGCGGAGTGTGCTTCCAGTTGTGGGCAATCGAAAATTGTAGATGGCTGTTAATAACCTTAATAAGGGATTCATTATGACAGACTTTAATCGTCAACCATCACGGCAACAGGCAGTCCGCCTTAACTGGTTTGAAATAAAACTTCGAAAACTTTGTTATTTGCTTGCTCAAAAAGGCAACCCTGAACTCTGAAGGTTAATAGCGTCGATAAAAACGCAATAACCTGACTGTCATTTAATTATACACGATTAAAAACCATGCCTTAAACGGCAGGGATTCTCTCAAGCTAAAACAAGGTATCTGAAATGAAATTAGAAGTAACAACCATTGAAATGAGTCTGGCAATAGTAAACAAAGAAATTGCGACATTTAATATTAACGGGATTATTTCTGGCGTGGTCCATTTACCATCCTCTGGCCCTGTAACCGTTGTGCTTGATGGCGGCTATGTGCTGGGAGAGTTTCATTGTCCAGTATGCGCTGTTAAGCACATTAGCTTGCTGTCTGTGAAGTTCGCAGTAGCACAGAACGCCTGCTGCATGTCCTATTACGATCACAAACGCCAACTACTTAACTGATATGGATGACATCATTTGTCATTGCGTTGTTTGCTGCCGCGAATATAAAAAATCGGAAATGCACGAAAGGAAAACAGACATATACCCCTTTAAGCGCACGATTTATTTATGTGAGCAATGCAATGAAAAAAGAGAAAAACGTGACGCTTTAAGAAAGGTAAAAAACGGCATCCGCAAGCCATTTCATTCAACATCATTTTTCAAATATTAAGCGAGGTCATTATGTCTGTTGAGTTAAAAGTATTTGGTGGTGCTTATTTCCCAAAAGATAAAGCATTAAAAAAACACCCAGATTTAAAACCGCTTGCAACCGCAGTTAATGCGGCAACAAAAGCCATCGCTGAAGCCGTTATTTTCGGCAAGCTGGCGGCTGAGCACCCTGAACATATTGATGATTATTTTAAAGTGAAAATCTGGGAGCACCGTGATGGTTTGCCGTGCCCTGAGCTTGATGTTTTCTCACCTGAATTTTTCGATACCGTGGCTATCTGGAATGTTAACGCTGGCGAACCAGCTGCGGCGGCACAGCAAGATGCTGATGCAAAGGAAGAATGGGAGGACAACAAAACTCAGGAAGAAATTAAAATCGTTGCGCAGCTCGACCAGACATCCCGCGCAGCTTGTCTGGCACTGTTCGGCCCGGTCCCTGGAATCACTTCAGCGCAGTACGGACAGATCGTCGATCTGAAGAATGATGATGAACCCAGCTTTGCCCGCGAGCTGGCCGAAGCACTATCCAAAGAAACACGATCACTGGCCCTGGCACCGGAACGGCAGGAACAATTACTCGCCTGGGTACGTGAGAACACAAAAGACTCTGCACAGTGGCCGGACATTAAAAAGCAGATCGCCAAATGGATCGATACGCCGATTGAAAAGCGACCTCAGGCTGTTAGCACTACAACCGAAGAAAACCGCACGGACACTGGCTCCACTTTGGGCGGAGGAAACAAGACAGACCGCAGCCCGGATCTGGCACACAACCTGTCTACGCTCAAGATAGAGGTTGCTGTTGCGATTCTGGGCATGTACGACGAGATCGACATTTACGGGATCCCGAATAGATTATTTATTCCGGCGAAAGCCATGGCCGAAGCAGAACAGGATCCCCGCTTTACTGCATGGTGGAAAAAACTGCGCGGCACCCCCGGTATTCTGGATTATTCCCGGGCAGCCATCATCACCTTGATTAAATCGGCTCCGGAAGAACTCTGGCTAGATCCTGTCGCGCTGCGCGAGTACATCAATCGCGAGTTGGTTGAATTTGACCACGCGCACCCGGATCAGAAAACGGTTGATGCGGCTTGCCGCCCAAAATCCCGCGCCACCCCTGAGGTAAACGAAAATGATGAAGCCAAACCGCCTGTACCTGGCGAAACTCAGCCACCAGCAGTTTGCCCTGCCAAAGCTGCGCAACTCGACAAAGAACTCAATGAGGCATTCGCTCAGAGCTCCGCGCCAGTGCAGCAGCCCGCGGACCAGCCGAAGGTGGAGAACCTGGGAGGAGGCGTCTTCTCTGTCGATGCACTGATAAATACTACCCCCTCAAATGAAGTCAAAAAACAGGAAGTACCACCAGCACCAGGCGAACGCGAAATTTCAATTTTGCATGCACTGAATGACCTGATTTCTGGCCGCACCGACATCATGGGGAAAGAAGAGGCAGAGGGAGTGGTGGCATGCACCGGCCAGCTCGTTTCCGATGTTATACCGCTACTGATGGAAGATATCACCGCCACAGAATTTTGCTTGTCTCCTGATTTCACCGACGAGGAGATCCACGACGTGGCCACCACCATGCTGGATAGCTGGTCCGATGAAATTAGCGTTCGTCAGAAAATCGCTCTTGATGCGATCGTGGAATACCGACGACCGGAACCACCAAAATCTTTCGTGCTCGATCCGCTGGCAGTTACTGCAAAGCCCAAAGCAGAGCCCGAACCAGCACCTGAAACAAACGCTCCGCTTTCTTCTGTGACCTACCTGCAGCAGCTGACCATTGCAGCGCTGCAGGGCTTATGTTCCAACCCGGCATATTGCAATCAGTATGAGGAATTACCGGCTATGGCCGCCGGGCTTGCACACAGCGTTATCAACCATCAGGAAGGCTCCTGTGCGTCTGATTAACCGTAGCAAGGGAGACAACATCGGCGGGCCAGCATGCGCCGCCGCGCTCAAATGCAATTTTGAGAAATATGGCGCGCATGGTCGCAGCGACAAGCAGACTTTTTACACCATCAAGTTCCAAGGGAGAAAAATTACGGTTGAGGTTGTTAACCGCCCCCGTAGTTACGTGGCCACGGCAATGACCGGAGCCAGGCATCTCCGGTGCCTCCCTGGCCTTGATCGGTGATTTTTGACAATCAATATACTATCTGCCGCTGCGGTATCGTGGCGGCGTCATGGAGTTAAGCATGGCGCAAATCATTTTTGATGAAGAGTGGATGGTGGCGGGAAAGCTAACTGAAAAAACGGGGCTGGATGACAGGCAAATAAAAGCTTATCGCCTCGGATGCTGGATTGAAGGGGTTCATTTTAAGCGAGTACCCGCGGTACCCGGCGGAGAAAGCAAACGCGCTTTGGTCTGGTACAACTTCCCGCTGATTAATAGATTTATTCAGGAAGCATGATGAACTTTCCAACCGGCGTTGAACTTCACAACGGAAAAATCAGGATCACGTTTACCTATCGCGGCATTCGCTGCCGCGAAGTTCTCCGTGGCTGGGTGGTTAACAGCAGCAACATCAAGAAGGCTGGAAACCTTCGCGCCGTCATCGTGAGTGAGATCCAGTTCGGCCAGTTCGACTACGCGGCGCGCTTTCCTGAATCGAAGGCTCTTAAAAAATTCTCATCAACTAAGCGGATCACGACATTTAAAGAGCTGAGCGATTTTTTCATTGATACAAAGGCACTGGAGGTGTCGGGGGCTACGCTGCATTCACTCACATCTGCCGTTAACACACTGAAACGTGTTGTGGGAGAAAATACTCCCCTGGCTGATATTCAGCACGCCGATATTCTGAATTACCGCAAAGAGCTGCTGACCGGCAGCGTATTAAACCCTTCAATGCCTAATCTGGTTAAAAAGGGACGCGCGCCCTCAACAGTCAATAAACAGATGGCGGTTTTATCAGAAATGCTGAAGCTTGCGAACCGAAGTCAGTTTATATTACACGCTCCTTATGAGGGCGTGTCCAGGCTCAAGCTATCTAAGGCAGACCCCGATCCGCTTCTACTTCATGAGTACCAGGCACTGATTGCCGCCCTCCCCCGAAAACTGGCTTTGATCATCATTGTAGCCGTCCACACGGGAATGAGGCCTGGCGAGATTTGTGCTCTGGCGTGGGAGGATATCGATCTGAGAAAAGGTGAGATTCACGTATCAAGAAGCCTGACGAACAAGCGGGTGTTTGTGCCGCCGAAAACAGATGCAGGTATCAGAACGATTACACTGCTTAAGCCTGCTCATGATGCGCTGCTCGAGCAGTTCGAAATCACCGGCAACAACCCAAGGCAGCAGATCGTTTTCCATCACCGTGAAATTGGCAAAACCGAGCCGCAAAATCTGCGTTTTGTATTTACTCCTGAAAAGAAATCTTCAGTGAATGAGAGCTATTTTTCCAAAAATTCGATTTCGTATGGATGGAAACGGGGCACTAAACTTTCTGGAATACGTGAGAGAAACCCTTATCAGTCCCGACACACATACGCCTGCTGGACACTTATGGCCGGTGCTAACCCTTCCTTTATCGCCAGCCAGATGGGCCATGAGGATGCGCGTATGGTGTACGAGGTTTACTCGAAGTGGATTGGAGATATGGACCAGGATCAGGTCAATATGCTGAATAATCAGATGCCGACTGCAATGCCCCCAAGACGCCCCCAAGGCACTGGTAGCATTAAAAAAGTCATTTAATTTCATGACGCTGGTTTCAAACTACATAATCAGCGTTAAACTATTCATACTATTAATTCTGGGAGAAAAGATGATGCGCGTACTGGTTGTTGAGGATAACGCATTGCTACGCCATCACCTGAAGGTTCAGCTTCAGGAGATGGGACATCAGGTGGACGATGCTGAAGATGCAAAAGAAGCCGATTATTATCTCAATGAACATCTGCCGGATATCGCCATCGTCGATTTAGGGTTGCCTGATGAAGACGGCCTGTCGTTAATTCGTCGCTGGCGCAGCCATGATGTCTCCCTCCCGGTTCTGGTACTGACCGCCCGTGAAGGCTGGCAGGATAAGGTCGAAGTGCTCAGTGCGGGTGCAGACGATTACGTCACCAAGCCGTTTCATATTGAAGAGGTGGCGGCGCGCATGCAGGCGCTGTTACGCCGCAACAGCGGGCTGGCTTCACAGGTTATTTCCATCCCACCTTTCCAGGTCGATCTCTCCCGCCGGGAATTAGCGATCAACGACGAAGTGATCAAGCTAACCGCCTTCGAATACACCATCATGGAAACGCTGATCCGTAACAGCGGCAAGGTGGTGAGCAAAGATTCCTTAATGCTCCAGCTTTATCCTGACGCCGAACTGCGCGAGAGCCATACCATTGATGTGCTGATGGGACGACTGCGTAAGAAAATTCAGGCACAGTACCCACAGGATGTGATTACCACCGTCCGTGGCCAGGGCTACCTGTTCGAATTACGCTAA